TAGTAATTACCCGATGAACCTTACCGAATAGACCCTCGAGAATCAACTTATGAGTCTTCGTTCCGTCGAGAGTACCAGTGGTTCCAATGCGGAACTTAGTCTTGGTGCATTTGTTAAAGATTGATGTTAGTGACTTTGCCTTGAACAAGTGTGCTTCGTCGCCGTAGATAACATCAAATTCATCGAAGAACTTTTTCGGTAGTTTGTATATTGACTGCCAAGTCGAGATAACGATGTTTGCTTGGTTCGACTTTTCAAATCCAGCGTAAATTTTAGAGCAGTTATTTGCAACATGCCATGTATCATCATTGTGAGAATAATCAGCGAAGTCGCCATACATCTGTTCGACCAATGATGTTGTGGGAACAATGACCAACTGCTTACGATTAAACTTCTGGTGATACCTCAGGAGTAGATAGATGATCAGGGATTTGCCTGATGCAGTCGGAGATAGTAGCAAAGTTCTGCCAATGCGAATCGCATATTTGACTGCATCGATTTGATATTCTCTCGCCTGAATCGGACTACCTTGTGAGGTAAGATTCAAACTCTCTGCGAATTCTTCTAGGTATTCAATATCAACTGGATCACCAATCGGATCCATTTTGACATCCATATCATAGTCTGATCTTGCAGCAAACTCTCTTAGATATGGAAGCAGACCAACGTAAAGTTCCTTGGTCCACATGTTGAACATTCGTGCTTTACCATCCCACAGTTTCGCTTTATAGGTTGGCATGAATCTTGCTCCAGGAACGTCGAAAGTGAAGTAGTCATTCAACTCGGAAGCAATCGAAGGATCGCTTTCGATATTCAAATAGACTTCATCTTTCTTGGTAACTGTTAAGTCAGGCACTACATCAATCCGTTAGTAAACTTTGTCCATTCGATGGCATTTTTGATTTCCCAACCACGACCATTTAGTGAACGGATAATTTGCTCTAGTTGGTAGAGCATTGCTTTCATATATTCGACTTTATCAACGCAACGAATAATATCTTCGTCGCAATTAACAATATCTTCGACCTCATTCTTTAGAGGTTTTAATCCCTGAAACTGATTCCACCCAAGTTCTTCTAGTTCTTCGCGAGTCATCTCTCCGCGATAGTATTTAAACTTGGTGCGACGTAGGCGCAGGTAATCTCCCTCGCATTTGCGAAGTTGTAATTTGGTATTACTCAAAATGTTTAGATATTTTGCATGCAGTTCGGCGATTTGAATCGAAGACTTACCAAGATCTAGTTCGTTGACCTTAGCATCTTTTGTCCACATGTCTTGAATTTCAGATAGTTTCATATTTCCTCACAATAAAATAATTTAATCATACTATATTTTTTGACAGAAGTCAAGGTATTTTATACGGATTCAATCGTATAATATCTATATTTAAACGACGCAATGCCTATGAGATATTCTACAGAACCACTTGAGATATCGAAGTCCAGTGCTTCAAGACTGGTGGGGAAAAGATCGTAATATGTAATCTTGACGTTTGGATTATTATCCGAGTCTAAAATGAAGAAGTCAGCGTCTGAGAAGTTCGCAACTGCACCAAGTCTTTTCTCTGGGATTGCAGGGAATCTATATGCTTGCTTCTTATTCCAGTTGTTATATTGCTCGTGGTTCTCTGGAAATGATAGACCAACCAACCAATTATATAGTTCTACATAATTTGCCATGTTTTCTTGAACAAGGAAACGAATGACAAGTTCGCCAAACTGCGGTTTCTCTCCAGGATTATACAGAGCAGAAAGAGGAGTTTCTGTTGTGGTAAATCCAATACTGAACGATGGGATATTTGCTGCCTGACAGAAATATGATACGTTAGGTAGAGTATGAATTTGGAATTTAAAACCATTCGGTTTCAGGTAATCAAGATCGCTCGGTTGCGAACTTCCCCAAGATCCCTCACTGATGTTTGTTGTTGTGGATATTACCATCTATTCCTCCATTACGTATATTTATAATGAAAATGGGGGAAGCATTTCTGCTCCCCCCAGTTTCTTAGTAACCCTCTCTCTAATGGAGAGGTATCGATTACATAAGGTTCGAAACCTTAACGCGACGGTAGTAGTGGTTGCGGTTTGCAGTGAATGTATCCGCATCTGTTGTTCCGTCCGACTTAAGAACGAATGGGTTAGCAATCATCCCGTAACGAGTCTTGAAACCAATTTTTGGTTGGAAGGTGTTAGGGTCGATAGCACGAACCATTTGTAGTGGAACGTATGGGCAATAGAAGATACCAGCGTCATAAGCATTAGCACCCTTATAACCAACAACATAGAACTGCGATGCAGCGCCAGTGTTTGCTGAGTAAGGATCAACGAATACCTTGTAACGACCGTTCAGCGTACCAACGAAGGTATTGCCTGTGTCATCAACTTGAAGAGTTGGCGAACCATTAAGTGCACCACCTGTGTCAAGCATACCTGCCATTGCAAGAGCAGCAGCAACGTCTGACGAACAGATAATGAAGTTACCCTTACCACGACGGGTGTCTTGAGCGATTACGTTAGCGTCACGTTCGATGTTGAACAGAAGACCCTTGAAACGCTCAACCGACCAACGACCGTTTGAGTCAACGTCAAGATCGAAAGTACCAGCAGTTGCAGTCGAAGCAGCACCTGTCTTAGCAACCTTGTAGATCGTACGGATAACTTCGCGGTTGATTTCAGCAAGAATTTCTTGTGAAAGGATGTTGGAAAGTTCGCCTTCAGCGTCAAGACCGTGAATTGCCTTGAGATCTTGAGCGAGTTCTACTGTGTATTCTGCCTTTAGCGCACGTGTCTTAGCAGTTACAGTTGTTTTCTCGATCGAGAATGCCATTTCGTTGAAGTCAGTTCCACCAGTTTCGCCAAGTTGCTCAGCGTCTACTGTTGCGATACCAAGACCAGTGGTGTAAGTACCATCAACTGGGTTCGAACCATCGTGTGCAGGCGATGCCGCACCAGAGAAGTCTGTATCTGCTTCGTTGAAGAGTGCTTCTGCTCCTGCCTGTGTCGAATACTTCGACTTCATCGCGAAGATAAGACCAGTTGGACCAGTCATAGGTTGAACGCCAGCAACGTCGTATGCCATTAGGTTTGGCAACGCACGACGAACGAGCGAGATTAGGATTGGATCGTAGCGATCGATGTTGCTATCACCAGTACCAGCGATGTTGTTTGCTGGAGTTTCGAAAAGAGCAGTACGCTCTTCACGAAGTGCCTTCTCTTGGTTTTCAAGAACTACAGCAGTAACTGCACGCTTGTATTTGTCTGAGATCTGGCCAAGTCCGTCATGGTTGAGAACTGGTTCCCACTTTTTTGTTAGTTGCTCTGAAAGAAACATTTAGTTTTCCCCTTTTAGGTGTTCAATAGATTTATTTATATAAAATTAATTTTTAGCAGAAAGTACGTCAAGTGCCTTGATATACTGACTTACCGTTGATGATTCGCTGAAGTCATTTTCAACTCCATCGTCAAACTTCTCTTCTGAAAGAGTTCTAGTCTTAGGGAAATAATTTTCCTTGATGACATTCAGTTTTTCTTCAAAGATATCTGCATTCTCGAATTCTACATCAGCGACCAACGACTTGAATTTCTCAGCGTCTGTTTTTGCTAAACCTTCTGCAACGACAGAAAGAACACTTTCTTTGTTGAGTTCGATATTAGCATTGTGTAGTTCTACATTAGCAGCGATTGCTTCATCCAGTTTCGAAGAAATTTCTTCAATCTGTGATTGCATTTCACCTAGAACATCGTATTTGTCTTCTGGGACATCAACATAATGCTCTGCGAAAAGTGTCTTTAGACCTTCAATGAAATCTTCAGCAATGTCAGTACGGAGACCGTTTTCCACTGCTAGTTGATTTTCTTGAATCCAATTTTCAATTACGTAACCGAGATAAGAATCAACCTTCTCTACGAGTTCCGACTTATATTCTTCCATTAACTCAGCGGCTTCTGAAACCAGACGGTCTTCGATGAGTCCTACTTCGTTACTTACACGAGCAACAACCATTGCTTCAAAGAGCGATGATGCCTTGCTACGGAAATCTTCTGTTAGATTTTCATTGCCATCAAAAAGAGTTGCTAGATCGGCAGCAAAATCTTCTTCAAGATCTAGATCTGCGTCATCTTCTAGATCTGCATCTTCAGCATCGTCTAGATCTGCGTCATCTTCTGGGTCGAATTCTTCTTGGTGAACATTACCCTTTGACGATGCTTGATTTACAACTGATGTTGGATCAGCAACAGTGCTGAAGTTTGGTGCAGCGCCAGCGCCTGATTGCGAAATCTTGCTCTTGTTGTCAGCGATTGGTGCTGCTTCTTTAGCACCTGGATTATCAGTTTCCTGATCACGTTCGCTTGAAATGGTTGCATCTTCCGAAGAACCTTGGCGAGGATTTTTTGTATCGCCTGCAGTTTTCGCTGGAATTGATGTATCCTTACCCTTTGCTGCGCCCATTGGACCAGCATTTTCCTCGGATAGTTGCTTTTTATTAAGCAACTCTCTGATCTTGTTTTCTACATTCATTTGCTTCTCCTAGAATTCGAGATTATATAATATTTATAAAACTTTTGTTTTACGGGAGATACGATTTAAGAAAGATTCAAATACTCTCAACTTCGCTTCTTCCAATTCTTTTCTGGATGCTTTCTTGATCAACTTCTTAGACATGTCGCATGCTTGCTCAGTCCATACACCATTAACCACAACCCATTCTTTATTTTCCATAATGCCCTGGACGAATGCGTCAGGAGCAGAAGGATCTGCCACAATGTCAGCAGCAGTGGCAAGATAGAAGTCGTCCTGGACTTCATTGATACCGTCTTTGTTTGCTTTCAATGTACCCATACCACGGGATGAAACACCAAGTTTAGCACCACCTTCGATAAGACCTTTAGCAATATTACCCATTGGAGTATCCATGAGTTTTGCTTTACCAATATAATTATCACCGTCTTCTCTGAGAGAAACGATCATGTGAGAAACACGATCTAGATTGATCGATGGACCATCTGGGTGACCGAGTTCGCCAAGAGCACGATTTGATTTGACATAACTTTCATTATATCTTTCAACTTCTTTTGACATAATCTCTTTTGGATAAACACGACCATTTCGGTTTGCCAAATTGGATTGTAGAAACACACCTTCAATGAAGTGTGTTTTCTTGCCGTTTGTTTCTTCGACTAATAGGTTTACGTCTTCAACGACTTCAG